CACCCGCGCGGCGTTCGCGATATCGGGGTCGTAGCCGCGTTCCACGAGCTTTTCATCGGTCCCCTTGGTTACCCTGCGAAAAAGCTCCTGCGCCTTCCTGACGCGCTCCTGAGCGGCTTGCCCGGCACGCACCGCGGCGTTGTTCAGCATCTGGTCCTGCTTGGCCTGAACGGCGCCCTTGGTGTCGCCCTTGGCGGTGGCCTCCTGCCACTCCTTCCCCGCGCGCCGCTCGGCCTGCACGTGGGACCAGATCGCTTTCTTCAGGTCCTTGACCTTGCGCCGGCCGATCACGTTTTCGCCGAACTGCTTGGCCGCCTCGACTAGAGCGTTGACCGTGATGCGCTGACCCTTCGCGTTCGTCTTGCCGGTGTCCTGCCGGGGGTTCAGCATCTCCGCCTGGGCGGAGAGCTCGGTGGCGAGACTCCTCGCGCGGGCCTGATTGTGGACGGCCTCGGCTGCCGCGTCGGCGATCGCCTCCGGCGTTGCGATGTCCCCGTAGCGCTCCAGCATCCGCTGGTCGGTCAAACCTTCCACTACAGAGTCGATCTTCTCGGCAGAGAGAAGCCCGCGCACCAGCGCGTCACCGGAGGGAAATCCCAGCGCGTCGGCGAGGACGTCCGGGTGGACGCCCTCCGCGGCGGCCAGCCCGTTCTTGCCAAGGGGAAGGTAGCGCCAGGGCGCGGCCGGCCCCTCGCCGTACATCTCCTTGAGCTGCGGCAGGCCGAGCTTGAGCTTCATGCCGGCCAGCTGGTCCATCTGCTTGCGTTGCGCGTTGCTGAGTTTGGTTCCTGTCAGGCGTCCATAACGCAGCAGCATCTCGGCGCGGTAGATGGGAAACTGCTCAACCTCTGCGCGCGCCTCCGCCTCGACCTCCTTGCGCTTGGCGGCAACCTCCTTCTGCAACTTGGCGATCATCTTGTTCCGCGCGTTGACCGCCCACTTCAGATCGCGAAGGCTGCGCGCGTTGAGCCGTTCCTGCGCCTCGGCCGTGGCGTCGAGGTCCGGCAGCAGACCCGCCATCTGCTCGGCCTCCGCGATTTGCTCGTCGGTCGCAAGCATCTTGTCCATGACCTTCACGAGATCAGGGTCGAGCTGACGGTTGTGCTTCGCGGCGAAGGCCTGGACCGACTGGTAGACGCGCTTGAGCCAGGACGCAAAGGTGCGGAAAAGCCCACGCATCTCCGGGCTCGGAGCCTTGCCGGTGAAGAGGTAGAGCTCGAAGCTCTCGGCCCACTTCTCGTGCGCAGCGCGCAGCCCGTCGCTAATCTTGCCGGTGGCGTCGTAGTCCGCATGCCACTTTTCCCAGTCGGCCTCGCTCACGCCAAGGCCCTTGAGCGCGCTTTGGTACATCGCGACGATCTCGGGCGTGGCCTTGCCCGAGGCGACCATGCGCCGGATCGCGTCGAGGAAGAAGTGCCCGGTCTCGTGCAGGAAGGTCGAGAGGTCCGCCGTGCCGTTCAGCACGGTGGTCATGCTGGCGATGTCGTAGGTGCCGCGCGGGGCTTGGTTCTGGTTCTGAAACAGCGGCACCCCGCCGGCCACCTTCGCACGCACGGCGTCGGTGACGTCGAAGCCAGGTTGCTGCATCCATCGAATGGTCTCAAAAAACTCTTGAACGTAAGTGTTGTTCTCGATCCCCATCGACCACGCGCGAGCGGCATCGACGCGCTTCACTTCAGGGTGGTTGACTTCCATCCAATCCAAGAACGGCGTCGCCGCTCGCGGGGCACGAGAAGGCGCGCCGCGCTCCATCGACACCGTCTCAAGCTTTCCGCCGCCCACTTTCGGCAGCAGCTTCTTCAGCGCGGCCGGGACGATCTGGTCATAGAACGTCTTCATGCCTTTGCCGCCGACCTTGAGGTCGAGGCCAGCAAAGCTGCCACCATTTTTTGCAATGGCTTTTTCGGCCAGCTCCTTGCCAATCAAGGACGCAAGCTCTTCGTCGTCCGCAACGAAGCGATCGATAGCAAATTCGACGCCCTTGAGAGCGACAACCTGCCACTTGCCGTATTCACTCGGAGCCTTGCTGACGGTGATCTTGTCCACCTGCTTGCTCAGGTCATACCGATCCGCCGACTGTTCGCCGTTGATGAACGCCACTCGGTCGTAGTTGCCTTCGACCGCCATCGTGACGACACGCTTGAGCGCGAGATTGAGCCAGCCTTCGGTATTGCCGACAAACGGGGCACGCGGAACCAAGCCCCCCGCGTTCTCTCCAAGCCGTAGCCGCTGCTCGGCTTGTTCGCGAGTAGCGTATCCGCCATGTTGGGTGTTGTCCTCCCACACAACAGCCCAGGTGTCGGGGTCGTCGGGGCCGTGCCCAGGCTGCATCTCCACCTCCCCCTTCAACCGCGAAGACTTGTCAGCAAACCCTTTATCTCTGCCCTCCTGCCCCCAATCACTTTGAATCTCCTCAACGAATAGCACGCGCTTGCCATCGGCATCGACGCGATCGTTCACGCGGATGTGGGCGAGCACGTTGGGCTGGTCCCAGTGGCCGGAGCGGAAATTCTGCGCGGCGTCCGCGTTCATGGCCGGGTCCGCAGTCGATTTCACCGGCAACGTCAGCAGCACTTCGCGGTAGTTGGTGCCGCCGGGGATGACGTAGTCGCCGTACCGGGTGTTGCCAAGAAGTCCGTCGTCCGGCTCCCACACATCGTTGTTGGGCGCGCCGTCTCGCCCCAGCACCACCTCCTCGACGCGCACGCCGCCCTGCTGCAAATACTTGGCTACCTGCTCCTTCGTCACTCTGCCCTGCTGAAGGTCCAGCCAGTCGTTGACGCCGGTCCACTCGACTTCGTCGACCTTGGCTTGGCCCTTGTTGACCAAGCCCTTAATGGCGTCCTTCCACCCCTGCGGGGTGGCGGACTTCGTCGGAAGCGATTCAATGCCGCGCGCTAGGGCGGAGTAGAAACCGGGGGCAGACTGCTCTAGAGTGTCGGGCATGTCGCCGACTCGCCCCTCTGCCCACGTCCACTCCGGCATGAGCCCGGTCTTCTGATCAGCGAAGACCGTATCCTCTACCTTCGCCGTGCGGTTGGCCTCACCGTGCGGGCCGTAGTTCAGCCACGAGTTCTGCCCGCGTGTCTCGCTCGTGATGGCGCCGATCGCGCTGGCGGTGAAGAGGCGGACGTGCGCCTGCCACGCATTCTCCTCCCCCTGGGCGCGAAAGCCCGCGCCCTCCAGCCCGTGGCCGAAAGCGTCGTGTACCGCGCGAAACAGGTCGTTCGCCGTGACCGGCGCGGTTTGCTCACTGTTAGGGCCGCCGACGGGCCAGCGCAGGCCGGTGTCTTCGAGCAGCGGATTGGTCTCGGGGTCAAAAGCTTGATCCGTCCCGAAGCCGTCAGCGGTGGGAAACACCCCCATCTGCTGGTTCTTGCGCACGTCCCGCATCGCGTTCCACGGCGTCGATGCGTAGTCCAGATTATCCGGCCGGTTAAGGTCCAGAAACCAAAAGCTGTAGCCGGCCGCCGCCAGGGCGTCGTACTGCGCGCGCGTCTGACGAATAAGGTTCTCGTATGCTTCGCGCACCGCAGGGTCTTGCGGCGCGTGCGGCATGGCCTCGTAGGCCGCCGCGATGCGCGCGGCGCGCTCCGGGTCTACTCTTGCGTATTCGGCTTGACGTCGGAGCTGGATGCCGTTGGCTGCGGCGTATCGCTCGGCAACCTCAACGAGTCGGGAATCCGGCCCGTTAAAGCCAGGGACTGATGGCGCGCCTTCAAGAGGCGCAAGGTTCCGGCCCTCTTCCCGTCCTCTTCCGTTTCCGGCCTGTTCGAGTCGTCCTGCATTTGCTGCCTCCTGTGTCCTTGCCGGGCGCGCGCCCATGCCGGCGTATTGCACCGGCACGCTGTGTTCGCCCAGCAGCACCGCGGCCTTGCCGCGACCGAAGCCGACGGCGTAGCCGATGAAGCCGGCGTCGAGAACCGCGGCCTCGAACTCGTTGGCGGTCTTGCCGGGCGCAAGCCCGAGCGGATCGCTCTTCGCATCGTAGAGCCCGTCGAGATCGACCTCGTGGGCGTTGTAGCCTACACCGCTCTCAGGAACAACCCCGGCGCCTTCATCAACGTAGAAGTAGACGCGCTGCCGGATGCGCGGGTCGGCGTCCGGCTTGTTGAGCCGTTGCGCCTCGTCCCCGCGCGCGCCGGTGCCGTAGCGGGAGGAGTCTAGGGTTTGACGCTGCCCGGAGGAGTAGTGGACCCCCCGGATGCTGATGGCTCCGGGGATGTCGGTGCGGCCGTATCGGGGAACGTTTCCCGCAGCCACCCCTCGATCGTGTCCTCGGCCTCCTGCATAGGATTGGGCGAGAGTGTCCCGCCCAGCGGAAAGTGCCGATCCAGAAACGCTAGAGTCTCCGGGTCCAGGTCGGTCTCGTCGGGCGAGCCCCTGTCGAGCGTGAGATAGTTCGCTCTGGTAACTTTTAGACCCATACTCAGGAGCTGCCGCACTATCGGGTCGGACGCCAACCCAGGAGGGATTTCGATATCGTCCGCCGGCGAGTTGGATGATGCGGTCGATGGTCTCTTCATACGTCGCTTCCCCTCGGTGGTGAGCAGACCAGAGGTCGCGCACCGCGTTGACGCTGGCGCTGTTTGCCTTGAACGACGGGCTAAACAGAGAGCGGATAGCTTCCCAGGAGATGGACTGCATCTCGCGCGGGAGCACGTCGCGCTGCTTTGCCGCTCTGGCTACAGCCTCCGAGTATAACCAATACGTGCCGTTCAGTCCGATTTCTCCGACCGACTTGGTGCGCGTGCCGCCAAAGTTCTGACCCACCTCCAACGCGTCGGCACCGAGCGGCAGGAACAGGTTCGCGGCCACCTGATGGGTGTCGGAAGTGACAAAAGGGAACGGCGCGTCGGGGGCGTAGATGTTGTTGTAGAAGTTGCGGACCTTATGCTCGCCGCCCAGCATGTCGTGGACGTTCTCCAAGGAGCCGTCCCGGCGGATCGAGATCGCCTTGGCGATCGGGGCGAAGGACTTCCAGGCAATCGAATCGTTGGCCCCGGAGTCAATCTTGACGAAGTCCAAAAACCCGCCCTCCGGCGTCACCACCCGGTAGCTGCGGGGATTATGCACTTCGTCATAGGTTCTCACCCACCATGCCCGCTCGAAGTCGGTCTGTAGCTCGGAGAGCTTCTTCCCCCGGATTCGAGACTGAACCTCAAGGTTGGCGTCTGGCTCGGCGGCGTAGGCAATTTTTTTCCGAAGGTCCTTCTCGTTGTTGCGCACCGCGGTCGCCGCTTTCGACACGGTGCTGCGCGCCTCGCGCAGCGCGAGCTTCGCCGCCTTCAGCTCTTCGTTGCGCTTGTCGCGCAGCTTCTCGGCGCGCTTGAGCTCGGCCGGCGTGCCGGCCTTCTTCGCCGCTTTGGCCGCCGACTCAGCCTCGCGCAGCGCGCCTTCCGCCGCGGTGATCTTCTGCTCCAGCTTAGGCGCGTTGCGCTCAAGCGCCGCAGCGGCTTTGGTCTGCGCGCGCTGCGCGTCGCGCACCTTCGCGGTAGCGTCGACCACCGCTTGTGCGCGGCGCGCCGCTTCCTTGTCCCGCGCCTCTTCGTTATTGTCGATCCACTCGGTGGCCCACTCCTCCATCCCCTCGTCCCAGGTGTAGTCCTGCTGGTTGTCGAGGATGTCGTTGATGCGCTCGGCATAGGACACGTTCATGAACCAATCGGCCTGCGGCGAGAGCACCGCAAGCTGAGCCGCCGCCTGCATCGGCGTCATGCCGTAGCGTTGAGCGAACGCGAGGGAGATGCGGTTCGCGCCGTCGTACCAGAGCCGACTGCGCGAGCGGATGCTCTCCGGGATCGCGTCGAAGATGGTGAGCAGGTTGCGCACCATCTGGTTGATGATCGACTCGGCTTTCTGCTTCGGCGTGCTGCCCTCGACGCTGATGCTGTCGTAGCCGCGCTTCTCTTCGCCGGCGATGATCTGGGTCTTCTCGTTGAACAGCGCCACGTTCCCCGCAAGCGCTGTGCGCGCTTTTGCGGTATCGGCCTCGGCTTCCGCCAGCCCAGGCACGCGCACGAGCGCGGGGTCGACGACAGCGCCCTTAGTGGTCGGCACCATCGTCGTCACCGACTGGTTTAGGGTTTCGCTTTCCCTTGCTCCGTCATTTGCTTGTTGAGGTTTTCCACCAAATCCTTGCCCAGCTTCGAGGCCCGCAGATGGGCCGGGCTGGGAGCGGAAGCCGCGGTAGACTTCTTCGGAAATGGCGCCGGATTGGCGTTGGTTTTCGAGGATTTCATTCAGTACTCCTCCGAGATCATTATAGCTCATTGCTGGAAGGGCATCGAGGGTAGTGACCTCTGCCTTGCCCGGACCCTTGCTGTTGTCGATGATCGTGATGGCTACGCGCGGATCGTTGGCGTATTTCTGCATCAACTGCTCGACCACTTGGCGCGAGCCGAGGTGGCTGTCGCGCAGCACCTCGACCGGCACGGTGCGCCCCGAAGACATCGCGCGCGGCAGCGCGCCGGCGGCCAAAGCGTCGACCGGGTCGCGATAGACATAGACGAAGTTGACGTCGCGCCCGGCAGCGAGTGCCTGCCGCAGCTTCTTGTCGGTTGACTCGAAGTTGTCCATCGTGCCGTCGTAGACGATCTCGGCCTCGGCAGCGGCCCCCGGCAGCGTGCGCAGTGCGGTGGTCTTGCCCGCGCCGGTGCCGCCCGCGGTGAAGAGCACGTAGGGCGCTTCGCCCTTCGCATTCGGCACCGCCGGCTTGGCGAGCTTCTCGGCCCACATCCGCTTGATGAAAGCGCTGGCCGCCTCGTGAACCTGCGCCGCGCGGGAGCGGTCCGCGCGGTAGTCCTGCGACAGCTCACGCGCGAGGTCGGTGTTCATAACCTTGCCTCCCGCGGAGTCCTCCAGCGCAGCATACTCGGCGACCGCGGCGGCGTAGTCCTTGTCGATCTTTTCCTGCAGGCGGACGTTGAGGTCTTGCGTGAGCGACCCCTGCCCCTCCCCCTTCACCCGATACTCCACCACCGTGTCGTAAAGCTGATCAGCACGCATGCCCATCCGCGAGCCCATGACGGCGTAGAACTGCGCGGCGAGCCGGGCGCCGCGGTCGTTGACGTCGGAGCTAAAGCGCCCCGTCGCGTCGAGGTCAGCCTTGATGCGCTGGCGCACGGTCTCCATGCTGGCCGCCACTGCCGCAGTGTCGGCGGCCTGCCGAAGAACTCGATCGGCATTATGCGCAAAGAACTCCTGCGCGCGCTTCTGCGCGTCCTTGGCCTCGTTGAGACTCAGCCCATCCTCGCGCATGCGCAGGTCCGGCAGCAGCGCCTTCTCCAACGGCGTACCGGGGAGCGACGCCATCGCTTCGCCGATCGGAATTTCCACGGTGCCGTTCATGCGCGCCGCATCGGCAAGCTGAGCCGGTACGCTCGGCAGCATCTGCGTCAGTTCCTCCTCGCTGACACCGGCCTGGGCGAGCGTTTCGGCCAGCACCCGGCCGTCGACAAACACCGACTTCGGGGCGTTGGGGGAGTTGTTCGCTGCCGCCTGAACGAAGTCGGCGAAGTTCTTCTTGTCGAGCTCTCGGACGTTGACGCCGGCGGCTGTGCGGAAAAGTGACTGAAGCTGCGTGAGCTCCTCCTGCGCCCGAGAGACCGCTTCCTGCTGCTGCTGCGCCTTGCTGATCAAATGTACAGCTCCGCTCTGCAGCCCGGCGGCGAAAGTCGTTGCGATCGCGGTCTGCAAAGCGGCGTCAGGGCGCTCATCCAGATAGTCGGCCAAAGACTTCTCGGGATTGAGGTAAATCCAGGTGTTGAGGTCCTGCCACGCGGTGGCAATCTGCTCGCCGACATTCTCCTCGACAAGCACCTTGCCGAGGGTCTTCAAGAAGCCCTGCTCGCCTTTGAGGGCCTTCATGAACTCGCCGGTGGGGAGAGCTTCGGTCGCCATCTCCACGCCGCCCTGCTGGATTGCGTAAGCGGCTGCGCGGGGGCCCGACAGGCCTTGCTGAATCGCCTCGCTGTATTCGCCCCCGGCCGTCTGCGCACCGATCGGCAGGAGCGATCGCATCGACGGGACAGCCATACCGCCCACCTTCGCGATCGCTTGCTCGCCCTGTAGTGCCACGCCGAGCGGCATCAGTAGCAGGGAGTTCCAGAGGGACGACACACCGGACGCGACGCCGGCGCCGACCGGGCCGCCGTAGTCGCCCGCGGCGAGGCCGTAGGTCTTGGCCCACTCGCTGCCCAACTGCGCACGCCGGTGCAAAAAGTCAGAGATCGGGCCGAACGGGTTGGCGGGCAGCAGCCGGCCGACCAAGGGGCTCGTCGCCCAGGCGCCGAGGTCGGCTGCCGCGGCCAGCCCACCGTAGACGCTCTGGTTTAGCCGGCCCATCCCCTCGCCGCCGATCGGGCGCAGCACGTACTCGCCAAAAACGCGGATGCCCTGCTCCATCGCAGAAAGCTTCTCCGCGTCCTCAAACTCAACGAGCCTGGAGAATGCCGGGTCGAGGAGTCTCTGCCGCAGGACCGGCGAGTGCTCGGACGCGGACCGCAATTGCTCAAAACGTGCGCGGGCCTTGGCTTCGCCCTCCTCGGTCTCCACGACGCTTTGAGGCAGGCGCGTGACCTCGGACAGGTATTTGATTTGCGCCGCCCGCTGCGGCGTCGTCTCGGCCGCGACACGCGCGCTCGCGCGCAGTCTGCCGAGGGTCTGGTTACGCTCGCGCGCGAAGGACTCCATCGACGCCAGAGTGCTGTCTTGCTCCGGCGCGGGCTCCGGCGCGAGCGGGAGCGCGCCGCCCTCGCGCCGGCGGGCGAACTCCTCCATAGACTGCAGGGTATCTTCGCTCACCTTTTCTTTTCGCTCCGGCTCCAGGCCCAGTCGTACCAGAATTGCGCGACCTCCTGCAGAGTCGGCGCGGCGTTGCCCTGCTTCTTCAGCGCCAATACGGCACTTGCATACTCCTCTTGAGGAATGCTTGAGAGTTTCCAGGCTCCAGTTCGGCGGGCGCCCTTGTCGTCGACGTATGTGATGGAGACCGAACCCTTGCGGTTGACTTCGGCCGGGTCGACCTTGTACTCGGGCGCAGTGTTGTACCTGCCCTTGAGCCCCGCCGGCATCAGCACCGCGGCGCTGATAACCTTGCCCATCTCCTGCCGTTTCTCCTCGTCGGTGAGTTCCCGCCGGTGCGCGAGCTGCACGCCCGCGAGCCGGGCGCGAACACGATCGCGCATCTCCAACGCGAACGCTGAGGCCTCTTTATTGGTGGCTTTCGGAACGGGGTCGTACCCTGCGTCTAGCATCAAGGTCTTGAAGATGTCGTTGTCGACCTTGGCGTTCTGAAGCTTCACCGTGTCCTTCTGGTATTCCTCCCACTCCTTCAACACCGACGCCGTGAGCTTCGGCCCGAGCCGATGCTGCTGGTTCAAGATGTCTTCTCTCGTCATCCGAGCAAGCTTCTCGGGCTGCGCCATCTCAAGCGCGACCGGAGCCATGTCCTCGAACTGCTTGCGCTCAAGGCGCTCGCGGCGACGATCGGCACGATCGGCGTCCGCCTCGCGCCGGTTGGCGAGCATCTCCAGCCGATCCAGGTAGCGCTGCTCTATCGAAGCGCGCTGCTCGCCTGTCATGTCGTTCCACGCCGGCATGCGCTTCGCGACGTTGAGACCGGAGCCCTGGTTGAGCGCGTCCATAACCGTCCCGACCGCGGCGGCTGTGGTCTCCGCTTGCTGCCGATTCCAGACCGCCATCTTGCGGTCGGCCTCCGCCCGCGCAGCGCGCAGCACCTCGGGCTTGCCGCCGAACTTCTTGTCGAGATCGGCTTCGATCTGCCCTACCGGGAAGGCGTCAGTAGGCTTCAACCCCTTGGTCACAGACGCAACGATGTCGCGCGCTGCGGTTGCGCCTTCCGCGTCCGCCACGGCCGTCTTGAGCCGGCCCTCGATGGAGTCAAACTGCGCGGGGTTGAAATCCTTGCGGTTGTTCTTGTAGTAGGCCTCCGCCCCGATCGGGTCTCGAACGAGCAGCGTGTTGAAAACGTCGTAGTTCATCGCGTGGATCGCGCGCTCGGTCTTCTCCCTGATGACCTCGGGGCTCATGCGGCCGTTGCCGTATGCGGCAATCGCGCCGCGGATGGCTTCGGCCTGCACCTTGATGTTCTCGTCGGTGGGGATGCGCGCGGCCAGCTTTGCCGACTGCGAGACCGTGGCATCGGTCTTTTGCACGAGGTCGGCGTCGAGCTGCTGAATCTCGAACCGAGAGAACTCGCTCAAGCTCGCCAGCATTTGCTTTTTCGCGGCGCTGCGGTACATGCGCTGCGCTAACGGGTTACTCAGCTTTTCTGCGGTTTCCGCGGTGGTCTTCTCCCACCAGTCCTTCGCGCGCGCAGCCACGCCCTGGGCCGCGGCGCCCTGACTGTTCTGGAGCGTCTCGGCGGACCAGTTGATGTAGGCCTCCTTCGCCGAGGCCTCCGCGTCCATGACTTCGCGCAGCGCATCGCGCTCGACCACCTTGGCGCCCGCGTTTACAACGGAGCCCAGCGCACCACCAAGAGCGCTCAGCTCTCGGCCAGCCTGCGCGCCGAACTGATCAGGCGTGGCCTGATCGAACTGCAGAGGGTTAAGGGCTACCTGCTGCCCGTTGTAGACGGGAACTTGAGCCATGCTACCCCGCCATCATGTACCACTTGGACGCCACGTCCGATCCGCCGCCGAGCAGCGTCGTGAACGCCTGGAATTTGGGGTGGATGTTGTCGGCTTGCATGCCGTAGGCCTTCGCCCGGTTCTTGTACCCGGCGACCTCGCGGGCGGTGTTTGACGCAACGGTGCGCTGATCTTCCAACCCGTAGTAGTCCGTCTGCTCAAGCAGGCTGGCGGGGGTTCCGCTCGTCAGGTCGAGTCCGTTCGCTGCGAGCGCTGCGCGCTGCTGACCACGAAACGATCCGACCTTACGGCCCATCTTCTCGCTTTCGAGGACGCCGCGATCGCGCGCGTCATCGGCCTGCATATCCGCGAGGCGCTGATTGTGCCGCGCCGTTTCCTTCGCGGCTTGGGCTTGCTGATATTGACCATAAGCACCCAGGCCGGCGGAGGCGCCACCGGCGATAGCGATAACAGTAGGATCGCACATTGCTACCTCCCCCGGCGGAACAGGTGGAACGGCAGGCCCAGCGCGCCGTATGGCTTGGCCGGCCCGATCACGTATCCAAGCCGACGCAGCCAGTCAATGCTGCGCTGGTTGCGGGCGTCGACGTGGTTTTCAAGGGACTCGTATACACCCAACATGGCGGCAGTGTAGACGCGACCGCACTCGATAAACGCCCGGCGGAATGAGTACGCGCGATCGGTGGCAAGCATCCAAGGCGAGCCGACAGAGTAGAGCACCGAGACGGTCACGACGCCGAGCAGCGCGACGGGTTCGCCACACGCCGTCAGCGCCATCACGCACGAGCGCGACCCGGCTAAACCAAGGCGGAGGGTATCGTGGTATTGCCGATGCCCGGAGGATGCGTAGGTCTCTTCCCTGTCCGCCTCGCGCAGATTCTCGGAAATGTACTCGACGCCTTCTTCGGTTGGCTCCGCGAACTCGAATCGCGCGTGCCGCACCAGAGGGAGCGACCATGCATCAGCCACCCATCGTGACCTTCGTCGTCAGCGACGACACGGTGAGAGGTGTCGGGTCCGAACTCTGAATCCAAAGTTGAGCATCCTGGCTGATGTCGGGATTGATCAACAGGTCGAGCACTTCAGACCGCAGCCGCGGCGGCGAGTCATAAGGCTCGTTGGTCCGAGGCGGGACGGTTGTCAGCCGGGCTTCGTTGGGGCCGACCTTGACGACGCCGGTGCGGTAGACGCGCAGGTATGCGTAGTCGATCGACTTCGTGGTGCCCTGCCCGCCCGCCATCATTGACTCGATGGACAGCGGGAGGGTCTGGATGTTGGTGCTGTAGGCGAGGCCCACGTTTACCTTGCTCGCAGCGATCGGCAGCGTGATGGTGCCTGTTGCGCTCACCGTGAGGTTGGACACCACAGCGCCATCCGCAAGCGCCACCACGGGCATGTTGACCAGCCATGTGAGCCCACTGATGGTGGCGGCCGGCGCGCCGCTGTAGGTGGCCCCGCAGTCGACGAAGAACGCGTCGGCCTGGGTCGAGAACAGTCTGGTCGCCATACGCTCAATCGTGCGCGTCGTTGTTCCATTCAGCGTTCTGCGCACGACGACGTAGAGCACGTCCTCGTTGTTTTCAGCCACCACGCACACGCTCTCGAACGCGCCACTGGTCGTGTGCTGGTGCCAGCCAAAAACCTGCTGTTCTGGCACGTAGCTCATGCCGAGCAGCACGCCGTCCGACCGAACGAACCATGCGAGCTGATCCGGCGATCGCGAGTACGCGGCGTCGACCAAGGTGTATCCCTGGAACAGGTGGGGCGCCATCACAGACCGGTCTTCGGATGCGTAGACCTGGGACTGCCACGAGAAGGCCAGATCGCGCACACGCCGGCCGTTGGCCTCAACGTAAAGGCACGAGATTCCAGTCAGCAGCGGGCGGACATTGTTCGCCCCGTAGAACGCCTGGGGGCGCACGCGCACACTATCCGGGGCGAGTGGTTGGTCGGCAGGAGAACCGATCTTCCACGCGCCGCCAGCGGTCAAGGCAACAAGGTCGTTCAGCGCAACAAGGTGGCGAATGGCGTTCTGTTGCTGCGCCTTGATCGTGAACGAGAGCGCATCGTCCGCGGACGAAGGCTGCGAGGTGTTGAGGTTCGATTCGGTTCCGTTGCGTGTGCCGTAGACCGTCTGAGGAAAACTGTTTGTGCCGGCGAACATCCGGCGCTGCTCAAAATACGTGACCGCAGCCGGGTAGTTATTGGGCGTGTCCAACCGGATCGTGTTGTTGGGCGGGTTGTAGCTGTAGTCGGGCGTGATGTTGTCGTCGACGAAAGTTAATCCAACCGTTTCACCGATGAAGCCATAGAGCCGGGTCGAGGTGTTGACCGCCTTGTAAACACGGTAGGACACACCGCCCCCTGTCGACCCCCAGGCGATCGTGTTCTTCGCGCCTTGCAGCGAGAGGTCGATCGTTGCCGTACCAGAGGTCGAGGCAAGAGACTCTTCTGTCCCATCCGCCGAAACCGTCGTGATCTTGTAAAAAATGTCCTTGTTGTACGGCGTCCCCGCGCCTGCCGTGGGGGTCACGCTGCTGATAGTCGGCACCGCTAAGGCAGAGCCAAGAGAGGGAACGGTAAGGGTCCAGTTTGTGGCGCTTAACCTTCTCAGCTCGCGCGCTGCGTAGCTGGGGTGGGTGATGGTAACGACATCCGCGGACTGCGTGTATTCAAGGTCGAACAGATCGCCCGCCGAGTAGGGCGACGTGAGCTGGTATGGAGAGCCGCCGGAAAGCAGCGTGGCGCCCTGGGTGTGGAAACGGATGTAGCCTGCGCCGAATTCCAGCACCATTGTCTGGCTTGCGCTCCACGCGAACGCGATCAAACGGACCGCGGTGGCCGGGACGCCAGCGATATTGACAAAGGAAAAACCAGGCCTCTTGGTCGCAGAGCCGTGTGGAAGCACTATCGCGTTCTGGCATAACGCAAGCCCCGTCTGGAACTTTACGTTATCAAGACGCCCGAACATCTCGGGCGTGATCTCGCCCCCCGCGAAGGAGCGCGTGAGCTCCTTAACTGATGGCATACCCAGGACCAGGGTAAAGAATTGGGTTTGACCCCGACGATGTGCTCGGGACGTAGCCGCCGCGCGCAGCGACCATCGACGGAACGAACTCGTCGGAACGCCACTCGCGATTGCCGTCGATCATCATGCTCTCGCGAGTCTTGCGCGCGGCGATCTCGTGGAGCTTCCCCGCTGCGGCAGCCCCCGCATCGCCGCGAAGGACCGGGCCAGCGAGATATGCCGCCAGCTTGTATGACGTCGCGATGACGAAGCCTGGGCTGAACCGGGTTGGGTCCTCGATCGGTCGCGTGTAAATGAGCTCCGCGTCCTCCAGGTTGGTCAGCAACGTGCTGCCCTCCACGCTGAAGTCCCTGCTGTCGTCCTCGTGGTTGTACGTCTCGCCAGTCACCAGACGTCGCGGAACGAGACAGTCAGACGGCAGTGCGTAAGCGTAGTCCCACGTAGAGCTCGGATTCGTTACGAGCTGCACGAGCGCCGCGCGTGTGCGCGCGAACGTCCAGTCGCCGATCTCAAGGATTTCGTCTCGCGCAATCTGGTAGAAGCGCGCGCAGTAGTCCGACTCGACAGAGCCGTCGACGGGGCTGATGGACACGACAGAGGCCCTGTTGCCAAGGTGCGACAGGGCGAGGTTACAGATGTCAACGATCGAAGCCACACAAACCTCCTCGCGCGAAAAAAGGCCGGAGTCGCCTCCGGCCCTTGCTGCTTACCAGTCGCGCTAAGCGAGGTCCTCTTCGACCTTCTTCTTGCCGCGCGGCTTGGCTTCGTCCACGTCCGCGACCTTGACGAGGTTGCTTCCGGGGGTCATGCCCCCATCCGCCGGATCGTCATTGACGTCGACGATCGCGCCTTCTTGCGCGATGGTGTCGTTGATGAACGAAGTTGCCAGTACGCGATAGCGCGCCATGTGTTGTTGCTCCTATCAGTTAACAGCGAAACCGGACGGGTAGAACCGCTGGCCGTCCTGAGCGTCCAGACCGAGGTGCGCCACGACTGCGCCGGCGGTGTAGGTGCCGGTGATCACGTACCGCGCACCGATGTACCGGCGGGCGGAACGACCCATGAGCTGCGGGTTGATGAACACGGCGAAACGCGCGCCCAAAGTGAGTGCCGCCGTAACCGGAGCGCTTGCGCCGCTAGAGCCGACGACGGTGACGTTCGTCGAAAGCGCAGAGTCGTCGGCGGTGATCACCTGCATTTCGATCGATGTGCCGCCCGTGAATGCGGTAGTCACGACGACGTGCAGGATCGGGTACTCGTTGCCGGCGCCGAGGTCGCGGGTGGTGGACAGGTCCACCGTGTTGGTGGACAGGATGCTGCCGCTGGTCAGTGATTGCCCGGTAACCGTAGAACCGGAGATCGACCCGGACAGGAAGAGATTGTTGTCGAGATACATAAGCTTTTCCTTTTCAGTGTGGGCCGAGTTAGGACACGCGGGCTTCGGTGAGCAGAATCTGGTCAACCTTGCGCAGGGGCACGCCCATGAAGTCGGCCCATTTGGCTGCCGTCCCGAACTGGGTCATCGCGTCGCGGATGTTGATCGCGTTCTGGCTCTTGTTCAGGGCCTGGACGCGCATCATCGAGTAGACCGTCCGGTTCATGTAGAACGCAGCCCGCCCCATCGAGAGGTTTGGAATGCGGTCGAGCGCCCGGCTCATGAACTTGACGAGGTCAGCGGCGGCGATTTCGCCGACGAGGTTAGACACGTCGATGTTGCAGATGCGAACGACATACCGCCAGTCTTTGACGACGAGGCCGTTCTTCCACTGATACAACGTCCGCAGCGCCTGATAGAAGTTGTTCGAGCCATCCGGCACCGACTCCTCACCCAGGTCCTTGTGCATGAGGCCTGCCTGAGAACCCTTCGGGAAGGGGCAGAACACCGTCTGCGGCCCCCAGACCACGAGGTAGATCGACGTGTTGTCCGAGCCCGTGCCGCCAGCGTCGATAATGTTCTGGCTGTTACCGGCGCCGGAAATCGCACCGTAGCGCGGCGCGAGGCCGAGGTATTGGCGCGGGTCGGTCGCGGGGTTGCCGTAGAACAGGGTCTGCGCCTGCGTCTGGTTCATCGCTTCGAGGAACGCAGTGTCCTCCGAGAGCCGGAAGCTCGCGGTGTTGCCGTTCAGCCGCGCGAGCTCGACGTCGATGTGCGAGCGCGCCTCCAGGATGCCGCAGCTCTCGTCCACCTGCGCGGTGGTCGCCTTGCTGACAGGCACGCCCTGGTTGATGCTTCTCCAATACACGGTCGGCAGGCCGGTGCGGATGATGACGCGGTGTCCGGTCGGCAGGTTGCCCTCCTGAAAGACGCAGTCCTCCAGGATTTCGTTGGTTTGGGAGAGCAGTTCCGCGACAGCGGGAACCTGCCCGTTAGGGTCGAGGCGCTTGGACCAATCGGCCAGCGTCAATTGTCCGGCAGCGAGCAGAGCCATAGTCGAGTGTCCTTCAGTTCATGTTGGGGTAGAGGCGCTTCTCAAGAGTCTGATCCGGGATCGGCGTGCGCGACCCGGACTGAACGAACGTGTCCTCCGAGATTGCCTTGCCGGCCTTGAACGCGAACCGCACCACCTCGGGGTGGTTGCCCAGTCCCGAGCTGTTCAGCAGTTCCTTCAGGGCGGGGGAGCCAAAGGCGTCGATGGCTTTGCGCGCGACGGCAAGATTCTCCGAGAGGTTATCGCCCCCGAACTCTTTGTCCGCCTTGCAGCTTTCTGCCCAACCTTTCACCGTCTCGACGTGCGTCTCGGCCTGCTTCTGCTGCATCTTCGCTGCAACATCGGCAATACGTTGCGCGTCCGCCTGGGACAGTTTCAGTTCCTTGGCAATGGCGCTGAACTCGTCGGCAGCTTTACCGTCGAGCTCGACACCTTCGGGCATCTTGAACTCGTAGGCCTCCGGTGTGGCCGGGGCATTCCCGTCCGCGCCCTTGGCTTCCGCGCCCTGCTTGCCGGCTTCGCCGGCGGCAGGCGTGCCCGGTTGCGACAGCAGCGTATCCGCCGGGGCGGCGCTGCCTTGTTCTCCGCCGGCAGGGGAGTTGGTTGTACCTTCGCCGGCGGGGGTTGCTGTGTCTGTCATCGTTTCCTCTGCTCAGTGAGCATCGTCATGTACGCCTCTGGACTCGCGTCCAGCACCTCGGCCTGCAACAGCAGTCCGATGTTGCGCTGTCCCTCGTTGAATGCCATCACGCTGCCCGAGTTGTTGAAGCTCGTGCGGCTCACGCCACACTTCGCCAGCAACCACCACACGAGCCGGCGGCCGCGCGGGCTCGACATGAGCCATCGAACATCTTCGAGGTGGGTCTTGCGCTCGTTGTCGACCTTCTGGCGCTGAGCATCAGCAAGCCCTTCTGCATCGTCTTCGTTCATGGTACGCCGCGGCAGATAGTTATCCGCCCTGCTACAGGTTCGCGGCCTTATACAGCGCGAAGATGCCGGTAGCCGTGGTGCTTGTTGAGCGCACGCGCGAGGCGCGCACGTAGAGCACGCTGTT